ACATCTGACGCGGCTCGTGCCAGCGTAGGTGCTGTTGGGTCCGCACTTTCCAAGTTCGCCGGCCCCGTCTCAGTTGGTTTAAAGTCGGCGGCATCATCTAGCGTCGCTGTGGGCGCCAGTTCCTGGTCGTTGGCAAAAACGACCGTTGGAACGGTTGCCGCTGCTGGTCAGAACTTGGCCAGTGACATTACCTCATTAGCACCTAGTTTGTTCAGCGAGCGTGCTGCTTGTGCTGCTGGTATCTACATCGGTGTATTTACCGGCACCTATTTGGCCTTGCAATTTGCACCTTTGCTTTACACTAACCCTAGCTACCTTGCTAGTGCTGCCTCTGGGGCTTATGCCCTTAAGGCTTGCGCCGCTTTCCATCTTGGCAAGGAACTAACCGGGTCACTGTTACAACCAGATTATCTGAAAGTGACTGGTTATCACCCCTTGCGCTTAGCACAGCAACGTTTGCGATCTCACGAACGCAGCTCCCAACAAGACATTGTTGTGCCAAAGAGTAAGTTTCTGCCTCAAGAGCTTTATTCCAATGTTTGGAGTGTATCGTCCAAGATGCGCAACAAACTCGCTCATGCTCTTAATGGCAACACTTCATCTGTGTCGCGGTCAGAAAAGATTCTCAATACTATTGCTGAGTCTTTGCACATGACTCCTGAGGCCACCGCGTGGCTCACTTTGTCTCTCGACCCTTTTCACGACACGGAGGTGCAAGATTATAAAGGTATCCCTGATTCTGTTACCGGTTCCTCTCTTAATCCATTGATCAAACGATCCATTACCATAAGTTGCCCTACCGGCATTACTACCGGCACTTGGGACTGTCACGTGTGTATGTTGCCGTTTGATGCTATCGATGCTACACCACTAACTTTTGCCACGGTCTATGGCAATCAACGTGGTAATCTTTTGGATTGTAATACCGGTGGATCACCATTCCGTCGCACGGAAAACGTGTGCATTTTGTCATACCCAACGGACGACAACACAGGTTACGCCAACCCTTTTAGGGCTGGCGTTCCTAGTACCACGTCCCGTCGGTCTGATTACCTTGACTTGCCTTCTATTCAGGCCGATGGCGCTTATCGAGTGTCTTATCAAGCATTCGAAGTTGTTAATTCAACTGCTGCCATTAACGCCCAAGGTATGTGCACCGTTTATCGTAGTCCAGTTCCTTCCTTGTTGACGGCCACCACTGCCAACGTTGTTTGGGACGAACCAGCAGGTACCATCAAAGCCGTGGGAGCGGCGTCTGTCATACCTATAGACACGCCGCCCCAGAACACTACAGAAGCTCTCCTTTTGAATGGAACAAAACAGTGGCACGCCCGTGAAGGCTGCTACGTGGTTGGTCATATGAACAACTGTGACAATTTTCCTCTCAATGGGAGTTATTCCCAACCACTCATCCGTCGACAAGTTGCTTCCACAATCGCACCGTCGGATCAAGAGTTTTGGGGTCCTGTCCCGGGCTTAGTGTCCTACAATGCAGGTGCAGTTTATTGTCCTAACTTTCGTCAAATAATGTGGTCTAACATGGACATCAGTGGTGCATTTTTCACTGGTTTGTCTCTTGGGACCAC